TTAATGATTTTAAAAGTAAATAACTACTACCAATATATACAACTGAATGTTTACTAACCATAATAAAATATTCTTTCAATAATTTATCAAAAAACATTTATTATATTTAAATAAAAAAAATGTTATTATTATAATAGTATGAACCAACCAAGCTATAGTTTTGATATTTGGGAAGCAGTTATTCGCATATTAAAATATGCCTTAGAAGCAGTTGTTGTTGCACTTGCCGCATATATATTACCAGAACATAAACTTAGATTTAGTGAAATATGGATGATTGCTTTAACTGCGGCTTGCTTATTCTCTATATTTGATCTTCTTGCTCCTTCCTTCTCTGCTGGTGCTCGTCAAGGTGTAGGCTTAGGTGCTGGTTTCCGTCTAATTGGTTTCGGTCCTGCTTAAAGAGATGGGATAACTTTATAATCTAATTCTTCACATATTTTTTTCCATATTTGGTCTTGAACATATAATTTTTCTCTACTTTTTAATAATGGGAAGAATTTTAAATATTCATTCAGTCCTAATATTTGAAAAAATTTATATAAAACATAACTATATGATAAAAAATTCTTTCTATCTTTAGGACAATGTTTTAAAAATGGTCCTTGAATATCTCTAAACATTGAACATAATTTTTCTTCCAATTCTGGTGAAAATTGTGGTGTTGGTATTCCATTAATTCTATTTATAATATAATTAATATGTTCATAATATTTATTAATTCTAAGACGTTTTAATATTTCTCGCATCTTTGAATATGTAATTTTCTTCGTATCAACAATCTTTTCTTTCTTTATTTCATTTAAAATTTTTTCAAATACATCATTTGGAATATCTGTACTTTCTTTTCCTTGAACCTGATTACACCATTCTCTAAAATGATTAATCCTTTTATAACTAAAATGAGAGGTATCTTTATTATTTTGTTTTAATATAGGTCTATTTTGTTCTACTAATAATAATTCTTGATAACCACAATTACTACAAATCATTATCGCATCTTGTTGAAGACAAATTAGAGGAATATTACATTTATTACAAACTTCATTATTATCATTATTAATTTTTTTAATATGATATTTATTTGTAATTGCTAAATATTGATCAACTAAATCACTTTTTTCAATTATTTTTTCTTCATTGACTTCAATTTTATTTTCTTGTGGAGGAGGATTTATATTAAATGAATCTAATATAGATTTTGTTTTATATTTATTAGAAGTAATAAGAGATTGTTTTTCAATCATCTCATAATAATTAAATAATATAGTACTAGTATTCTCATAATATTCAATTTCATCAAAATGATTAATATTATTTATTTCATCTTGAATATTTTTTAATTCTTCTCTTATTTGTATATTACTATTCCATAGATTTGAATATAATTCATCATTCTTTATATTACTATTATAATATTTTATAATCTCATCATTAATATTTTTATATGTGATTTCTAAATTATTTATTTTTTCAATATAATTTTTATCATCAATTATTTTCTTATTATAATTACTTATTATCTTATTATGCATGGCATCTAATGTTGATAAATCACGTGTAATATCAACATTTTGAAATCGCTTTTTAGAAGTTTTATCTTTAAACATATATATAATAATAAAAAATGGAATTATGCTTTTATATAATTTATGAATTATTTTTTTTCTCCTATTATAGTATAAAGAATATAGCATAAATGGGTGGTGGTCTTCTTCAACTTGTTGCTTATGGTGCTCAGGATGTTTATTTAACTGGTAATCCTCAAATAAATTTCACGAAATGGTGATTTAATACATCGCACATATTTAGAAGTTGTAGTTCCTAAACGATCTTCTGCTGATACTTCATATGTAAATTATTTAGGATTACGATTGTTAAAATCTGTTTCTATTGAAATTGGTGGTCAACAAATAGATAAACATTATTCAGATTGGTTATATATTTGGAATGAATTATCATTACCATATGGTAAACGATATGGATGGGATACTATGGTTGGTGCTGATCGTGATATTCTAAATGTTGGCACTGCTAATGAAAAAACTACTTTATATATTCCTCTTGAATTTTGGTTCTGTCGCAATATTGGATTAGCACTTCCCTTAATAGCTTTACAATATCATGAAGTTAAAATTAAAATAGAATTTGAGACATTAAATAATTGTACTTTTAATCAAAGTACTTATGTTGCTGGTCCTGCAGGAAACGATACTTCTTTAGCACTTGAAAGCCCTAATTTATGGGTTGATTATATCTTTTTAGATACTGATGAACGACGAAAATTCGCTCAATTATCTCATGAATATTTAATAGAACAATTACAATTTACTGGTCAAGAAACTTTAAATGCTTCTGGATCACGAATTAAATTAAATTTTAATCATCCTTGCAAAGAATTAATATGGGTTGCTAAAATAAATAATGTTAATTCTCAGTGGTATAATTATACTCTCCCATCAACAAGCACTGGAATTATTACTTCAAATACTGTATTAAGTAATGCTTATCCTGCTATTTCAACAACTGCTATAAATAAAAATTATTTAGTATCATCAAATTTAGCATCAGTATCTATTAATATAGATTATAATACAGAAAATAAATTTATGCTTGATAATATAATACCTTATGATCCTACTGATTTAACAGCCAATTATGTTAATCCTTTTGAATCTTGTCTATTACAATTAAATGGTAATGATCGTTTCAATGTTCGTTCTGGTTCTTATTTCAATTTAGTTCAACCTTATCAACATCATACTAATATTCCTCTTAATCGTGGTATTAATGTTTATTCTTTTGCTCTAAAACCAGAAGAACATCAACCATCTGGTACTCTAAATATGTCTCGTATTGATACAGCTATTTTAGATGTTAAACCACGAACTGAACAAGAAGTTAAAGGTAATATAAATATATATGCTGTTAATTATAATGTTCTTCGTATTCTTTCAGGTATGGGCGGTTTAGCATATTCAAATTAAATTATTTACTTTTTTTTTCTCCTATTATAGTATAAAGAATATAGCATAAATGGGTGGTGGTCTTCTTCAACTTGTTGCTTATGGTGCTCAGGAACTTTTAATGGTAATCCAACTTATGGTTCTCGTGTTACTTGCCAAATTTCAAGAAATGGTGATTTAATAAATCGTATGTATTTACAAGTAAAAGCTCCAACATTAACAACACGTTATTTTAATTATTATGGATTACGTTTAATTAATTATGTTGAAATTGAAATTGGAGGTCAAAAAATAGATAAACATTATTCTCATTGGTTATATGTTTGGAATGAATTATCTTTACCTCTATCAAAACGCCATGGTTATAATGAAATGGTTGGTGCTTATGGTGGATATTCGTTAGGAACTGGTACTTTATATATACCTCTTGAATTCTGGTTCTGTCGCAATATTGGATTAGCACTTCCTTTAATTGCTCTCCAATATCATGAAGTAAAAATAAATATCAATTTTGAAACTGCTGAAAAATGTATGGTTAGTAGTAATAATGCACTTCCATTTAATGCCTCATTATGGGTTGATTATATTTTCTTAGATACTGATGAACGTCGTCGTTTTGCTCAGCTTTCACATGAATATTTAATTGAACAACTTCAATTCACTGGCCAAGAAGCAATTACTTCTGCTACCGCATTAAAAACCAAATTAAATTTTAATCATCCTTGTAAAGAATTAGTATGGTTTGTAACTAATAATGAAAGTACTTTAGAAGAAAAAGCTAATTGGTTTAATTTTACTACTGCAGCAACAATTATTGGTACAGATGGAACTGATAATACTTATGATAAATTAAAAAGTAAATTGATGCAAACTAATATAAATTATGTAGCTAAATCTGCTAATAAAAGTGCAATGCCCTCCAATCCTGTAAAATCTGCTAAATTAATATTAAATGGTAATGATCGTTTCTATGAACGCCCAGGACGCTATTTTAATTTAGTTCAAACTTTCCAACATCATGAAAATATACCAACTAATGCTGGTATTAATGTTTATTCCTTCGCTTTAAAACCTGAAGAACATCAACCATCAGGCACTCTTAATATGTCTCGTATTGATACTGCTATATTAAATTTAAGTTTTGAAGAAAAGACTGGAGCTGGCAATGATGATTATAATCCAACAAATTCTATATTATATGTTTATGCTGTTAATTATAATGTTCTTCGTATTCTTTCAGGTATGGGTGGTTTAGCATATTCAAATTAAATTATTTACTTTTTTTTTCTCCTATTATAGTATAAAGAATATAGCATAAATGGGTGGTGGTCTTCTTCAACTTGTTGCTTATGGTGCTCAGGATTTGGTTCCCGTGTTACATGTCAAATAACACGTAATGGCGATTTAATTAATCGTGTTTATTTCACTGCTACATTATCTAATAAAAATACATCTTATGGTGCTACTGATGCTGATGCTGCTACTAATATTAATAAAGGTATAGCTTTAGTTCCTTATTTTGGACTTAAATTATTAAAAAGTATTGAACTTGAAATTGGAGGACAACGTATAGATAAACATTATTCAGAATGGTTATATATTTGGAATGAATTATCTCTTCCCATTGGAAAACGTGATGGATATAAATTAATGGTTGGTGGTGATAATTATAATCGTTCTATATTATTAGAAGCTCAACAAAGTTATTCAATCTTTGTACCTCTTGAATTCTGGTTCTGTCGCAATGTTGGATTAGCTCTCCCTCTAATTGCTCTACAATATCACGAAGTTAAAATAAATATTGAATTAGAAACTGCTACTGCTATGGTTGATACTGGTTTTAATATGTCTGATCGTGCTTTAACAGTTAAAAATTGGAATGATGTTACTATAACTGGTGCAGCTGATAATACTTCTAATGCTAAATTAGCTAATAATTTATTAACTGGAGGTGGTAGCACTAATTTAGGATTAGATGGAGCTTCATTATGGGTTGATTATATTTTCTTAGATACTGATGAACGCCGTCGTTTTGCTCAATTATCACATGAATATTTAATTGAACAACTTCAATTTACTGGCGCTGATACTGTTTCTGGTAATACTACTAATTCAATGAAAAGCATTCGCATGAATTTTAATCATCCATGTAAAGAACTTATATGGGTTATAAAACCAGATCCAGTAACAGTAACTGGTATGACAGCTCCTCCTTATTGGAATAATTTTACTGATAGAACTAGTGATAATCAATATATTCTTGGCAATAATCCAGTAACACAAGCTAAGATACAATTAAATGGAAATGATCGTTTTGTTGAGCGTAAAGGTTCTTATTTCAATCTTGTTCAACCATATCAACATCATGAATACACACCAAATTTATTTAATAATGGTATTAATGTTTATTCATTTGCTATCAAACCAGAAGAACATCAACCATCTGGCACTCTTAATATGTCTCGTATAGATACTGCCGTATTATCATTAGCATCATCTGTTAATGGTACTATTTATATTTATACTGTTAATTATAATGTTCTTCGTATCCTATCTGGTATGGGTGGTCTAGCATATTCAAATTAAAAACATGTATATTTATTTTTATTTTTCATTTCAGCAATATGATGTTTATCATTTTCATATATATATTTATTTTTAGTTGATTCAACAGTCAATTTCAAAAATTCTAGTTCTCTCTTATTAGTAAGTTTTTTCAATTCAATGTCATGTTGAACTTTTATTCTATTGAATTTTATAATATCTTTTATTCGTATATTTTCAAAAATATTTATATCTTTAATTTCTTTATTAATATTTTCAACATTTTCAACTAATTTATCAAATAATTCTATTGTTATATTATTTGACATCATAAAATAATCTATCAAATCTTTTTGTTTATTATACATTATTTTATAATTAAATAGAATATCATGTATATTTTTAAGTTTTTCCATATTTTCACGATAATTTCTAAATTTAACTATTGAACTTAATATTGTCAATAATGTTCCTAAAAATAAAGAAACCATATTTATTATTAAAGAAATTGTGTCTTTTGATATTATTAAACTCATTTGACTATCTTTAATATCATTTTGATAGTTGATTATTGTTAATCTTACAGCCTCTATAAAAGTTGTCAAAGTAGATATTATAAGTATCAATAATGATATTCTATTATATCTAAAATAAATTAAGTCATATTTAGCGGATATTATATATAATGATGTTGTTATTTTCTTTTTATTTTCTTTGATTGATTTATATAATTTATCTTTTCTATAATTAATATCATTTAAAGCATCACTCGTTTCTGTTTGACTTTCTGTATTCTTTCTATCTGTATTAAATTCATATAAAGTTAATAATTTATCATCTCTTGATGATGGTGTTGTAGCAGCAATATTCACTAAATCAGCTTTTATTTTATTAGATATTTGTGGTATGTTATCATCAATTAATACTATTACATCATCATCTCTATTATCCGCCATATTTAATTATAAATAAT